GGCACATTTCGGCGAGCCGCACGCCATCGTGCTGAACGGCCGGCGGTACGGGCGTGAGCCGCTGCCGCACCGGCGCAACCAACTGCACCAGCCGCCGATACCGGGACTCTGATGGACGACGCCGACCGCGCACAGGAAGCAATGGAGGTGCTGGACGCCGCCCGCAGTCGGACTGTCCACGCGGCCGAGGCCGAGGCTACCGGCTTCTGCCTGTGGTGTGATGCGAGGCTCGTGCCTAACCAGCGATGGTGTTCGGCGGAGTGCAGAGACGATCACATGCGAGCCAGAGCTGCGGGGATGCGAAATGGACGCCCCGACGAACCCTGACATTCACGGTCTGCACCTGGACGCCGCGCACAAAGCCCTGTCATCGGCTAGGGCTGCGGCAGCGGTGGGCTACTGGCGGACATGTTCCATCGAGACGCGCCGGGCGCTGCTGGAACTCAACGCCGCCTATGCCTGCCAGCCGATGCACGAGGACCCGCCGCCGCCGGTGCTCGAAACCGCCGGCGCGGTGGGGCTGATGGAATCGGACGAGTGACCGACGACTTCCGCGACCTGCGCGACCGGCGGCTCCCGAATTGGGGCCGCTATGCCCGCCTCGATCCGTGCAAGCCCGACAGCTCCTGCGCCAATCCCCTCTATGAGCAATACCTGCCCGACGGCAATGAGGACGGATGGGGCGAGGTTACGACGGCGACCATCCGCGCGATAACCACCGCGCCGCCGCCGGCCGAGCAGGACGATATCGACGAGCACGACGCCGAAATTGTGGACGCATGGATACGCCAGACGCCGATGCCTCACAGGGCCGTCCTAATCGGCCGCTACGCGCTCCGGCTGCGATTCTCGTGGTTGGACACCGACGCGGCGATTCGTGCGCTCCTGGACGCGATTAGGGCCAACCGCGAGGCCGTCGCGGAGATGCACAGGAGGCTGCGATGACATTACGTCCCGGCCAGCTAATGAGCAGCCCGCTGGGCCGCCCGATCCGGCTGGTGCGCCGCGACGCGGACGGCCGATGGGTCTGCCGCTACCTCGACACCGGCAAGCTTGAGCAGGTGGAGCTAACGGAGCGGGCGCTAATCGATGGGTTCAAGCGGCGAGCGGAACGCGCCAACTGGTGCGCGGAGGAAGAATGAGGCGCGGACGCCCCTATCGAGGGGCTGACATTTGGCTGCTGCTACGCAAAGAGCCGGGCCTCACCGCCGAGCAGATCGGCGCGCGCCTGAACCTCTACCGCCCCGACAAGTGCCTGATGATGCTGGAACGCTCCGGCCATGTCCGCCGCGTGCGCCCTACAGGCCCGTTCACCATCCGCAACAGGCCACCGTGCACATGGTTCGTCGTGTTCGGCTCGCGGAAGCCGAAGGACGGGCGCGGGAAGGCCCCCGGCTCACGCGAGGCGCTAATCACCGAATGGCGGCTGCACCCCAACAGTTTGGCGAACCTCAAGAGCGCCAAGCCGGGACGAATCCCAAAGCCGGCGACGCTGCTAGAGGCGTGCTGGGGCTTCCCGGCAATCTCGACACTTGACGAAACAGAGGCAACATCGTAAAAGGTAATTGCTAGTAGCACCGCGACCCTGCCGCCAAGCTCGTGTCGCAAACCCAACGGGCCGATCGTTAGCGCGATTGGCCCGTTTTCATGTGATAGGCCCTGCGGGGCCTCTATATATGAGAGGGTAGAAAAAAGAGGAGCCACGCGGCTCCTTTTTTATTTTGGACGCCAAGAAAGCCTTGCAGGCATATCACTCGCAGAAGCACAACGCCAAGCGCCGGGGGATCGGCTGGGAGTTGACCTTCAAGGAGTGGTGCGACTTCTGGGGCGAGGATATCGACCGTCGCGGCACCAAGCGCGGCTGTCTGCAGATGCAGCGGCATATGGACGCCGGCCCCTACAAGCTGGGGAACATCAAAAAGGGCGAGCCGCGCGATAACGTCAGGACGCGCGAATGCGCCCAATGGGACAAAGGGCGACGCATCAAGCCGACATTGTTCGCGCCCAGATACGACCCCGCCGACGACGACGATGAGCCTAGCCTCGGCTACGCGTCCATGTGGGCGCGGATGATCGGCTAGGGCGCGTCCAGAGCGGCCCGAAGGGCTGAAATCAACAGAGAAATAGCAGATATATGGCGGCGTTCCAACCCGGACAATCTGGCAACCCCGCAGGCCGCCCGGTCGGCTCCAAGAACAGGGCGACGCTTGCGGTCAAGGACGCCTTCGAGGCCGTCTTTCACGACCTGCAGACCGGCGACCAGAGCCTTCTTTGCTGGGCGCAGGCCAATCCCACCGACTTCTACAAGCTTGCGTCCAAGCTGATCCCCTCAGAGATTAATGCAAGCGTCACAGGAAACCTTACCGCAACCATCGCCGGACTCGGAAAGAGCGGAGGCGGAAAGAACGATCCTGCGGTGGAGGGCTGAAGGCCCGGCCCTGTTCGCCCAGCAGGCGCTGGGGGCGAGTCCCACCGAGCAGCAATGGCAGGCCAGCCGTGAGCTGGTCAAGACCCGGCGGGTGTCTATCCGCTCGGGCCACGGCACCGGCAAGTCGGCGTTCATGGCGTGGACGATCCTGTGGGCGCTCGTCTGCTATCACCCGGTCAAGGTGCCGGTGACGGCCCCGACGGGGCACCAACTGTCCGACGTTCTATGGGCGGAGCTCGCTATGTGGTGGCGCAAGATGCCGCCCGACCTGATGGCCGAGTTCGAATGGGCTGCGGAGCGGTTCTACCGCAAGGACGTACCGCAAGAAGCCTTCGCGGCGGCCCGCACCTCGAGGCCGGAGAAGCCCGAGGCGTTGCAGGGCTTCCACGCCGAGAACGTCGTATTCGTGATCGACGAGGCTTCGGGGATACCCGACGAGGTGTTCCAGGTGGCCGAGGGCGCGCTATCTACCGACGGCGCGTTCGTCGTGATGGCGGCCAACCCGACGCGGATGGACGGCTATTTCTACGACAGCCACCACAAGCAGCGGGGTCGGTGGGCGGCGCTGCATTGGAACGCCGAGGATAGCCCGCTAGTCAGCCGGGACTACATCGAGGACATGGCGGCGAAGTACGGCCGCGAGTCCGCGATCTACCGCATCCGGGTGCGCGGTGAGTTCGCCGGCAACCCCGACGGCGTGATCCCGCTGGACCTGATCGAGGGGGCCATCAGCCGCGAGGTGAACGCATACGGCCCCGAGCGTTGGGGGCTGGACGTTGCCCGCTTCGGCGAGGACCGCACGGCGCTCGCCAAGCGGCACGGCAATTCGATGCTGGTGCCGGTCAAGTCCTGGCGCGGCAAGGATCTGATGCAGACCGCCGGGCTGGTCAAGATCGAGTACGACAACGCGCAGCGCAAGCCCGAGGCCATTTGCGTGGACGTGATTGGGCTGGGCGCTGGCGTGGCCGACCGTATGCGGGAGTTGGGCCTACCGGTGGTCGCGGTGAACGTGGCCGAGTCCCCGAGCGCGAGCGAGCGATACAACCGGCTGCGCGACGAGTTGTGGTTCAAGGCGCGCGAATGGTTCGCGGGGCGGGACGTGAAGATCGTCAAGGATGACGAGCTGACCGCCGAGCTGACCATGCCTAACTACAAGGTGCTCTCAACCGGGAAGATTCAGGTCGAGAGCAAGGACGAGATCAAGAAACGGGCCGGCGGCAACAGGTCGCCCGACCTTGCTGATGCTTTCTGCCTGACCTTCGCCATGGGGGGCGGCAAGCGCAAGTGGGCACCGCTCAAGTACAACGACATTGGAATCGTCTAATTGGCCAAATCCGCCGCCACCGACGAGCAGTTGCTAGCCGCGATCTCGGCCGCTGAACAGGCGTCCGTGAGCATGTCGGGGGGGCAACTTGCGACCGACCGCGCGGACGCCATTGATCGATTCAATGGCAAGACGTATGGCAACGAGCGGCCGGGCCGGTCTGCGGTCGTCTCCCGCGACGTGGCGGATGTGGTCGAGGGCGTGCTGGCTAACGTCATCAAGCCCTTCGTGGCCGGCGATCAGGTGGTGCAGTTCAACCCCCGCGGGCCGGAGGACGAGAACGCGGCCCAGCAGGAGACGGACTACGTTAACTTCGTCGCTCTGGAGCGCAATAACGGCTTCGTGGTGCTGGCGTCGTCGTTCAAGGACGCCCTGTTGCTGCGGAATGGCTACATCAAGTGTGGCTGGACGAAGCGCGAAGATGTGATGGTGGAGCGGTACGAGGGCCAGTCTGACGATCAGTTGGCCATCCTGCTGTCCGACCCCGAGATCGAGGTGGTGCAGCACTCGGAGTATCCCGACCCGTCGTTTGTCCCGCCGCCGATGCCGGCCCCGCAGGCAATGCAGATGGGCATGACGCCCGACATGCCGCCGCAACAGATGTTGCATGACGTCGTGATCCGCCGGAAGTCAAGCACCGAGTACGTCGAGACGGTTCCCGTCCCGCCCGATGAGATTGTCATCTCTGAGCGGACGCGCACGCCGAGCGTGCAGGACACGCCGTTCATACAGCACCGGACGCACAAGACGCTCTCGGAGCTGCGGCAGTTGGGCTACGACGTACCCGACGACATTGCCGACGATGACAAGGGCGAGACGCAGGAGGGCTACGCCCGCGACCGCTTCTCGTTCACCGGCGACGACGAGGACGAGCACGTCAACGACCCGTCCCGGCGCGAGGTGATGTTCAAGGAAAGCTGGATCAGGTTCGATTACGACGGCGACGGCATTGCCGAGCTGCGCCGGGTGTGCAGCGTGGGTCAGGAGGTGCTGTCGAACGAGGAAACCGACCTGATTCCTATCGCCGCCTTCACCGGCACGATCATGTCGCACCAGCACTTGGGCGTCAGCCTGTACGACCAGGTGAAGGACGTTGCCGAACTCAAGACGGCGGTCTTGCGTCAGTTCATGGACAACAAGTACCTCGCCAATAATGCGAGGACTATCGTAGACGTTGATCGGGTCAACCTCGACGACCTGTTGGAGTCGCGCCCCGGCGGCATTGTTCGCGTTAATGGCGACCCGGGCTCGGCGGTTGTTCCGATGGTGACGCCGGATACCGGGGCGTCGGCCCTGCAGGCGCTGGAGTACATCGACAGCATCCGCGAGAACCGCACCGGCTACACGCGGTACGCGCAGGGCATGGGGTCGGACTCGCTCATCAACA